GATTGCGACTTCCTGTTTCTTCACGACATCCAGAAGATGATCGAGTTCGTGGATCCGGATGTCGCGGTCTCCGTTGTGAAGCACAAGTACCATCCCCAAAACGCCATCAAGATGGATGGGGTCGCGCAGACGCAGTACCATCGTAAGCTGTGGTCCTCCTTGATGGTCTTCAATCCCACGCATGAGGACTGCCGGAAGCTGACCCCTGAATTGGTCAACTCCGCAAAAGGCTCGTACCTTCACGGGTTTGACTGGACTGAGTCCATCGGGGAAATCGATGAGACTTGGAACTGGCTTCCATACCACAGCCCCACGACCCGCTACAGTTACGAGGAACCCAAAGCCATCCACTTCACTGAGGGTGGACCCTGGTTCCCTAACCACCAAAACGTCCCCTATGCCGAGAAGTGGAAAGACGAAGCTCGTCTCGTCAAGCACGCATCCTTCAACTGGAATCATATTGTGGATTTCTCCAAATGAAAATCGTTACGTCTTGGGGACCCAAGGGTTGGGACCTGTACGGCAAGCGCTTCCTTGAGTCCACCAAGCTGTGGGATCCCGAGATCTCCTTGACGATTTACGTCGATGGGATGGACCCTGCCGAGGTCACATCCCCGCGACCAGCCACCATCAAGAAGCTGGAAGACACGGAAGGCTTCACCGAGTTCCGCACCCAACATGCGGACAAGAAGGGAGAAACCCCCGAGGGCTACAACTACCGGCTGGACGCCTACAAGTTTTCAGCCAAGGTCTTTGCCCTGCATGACGCCGCTAAGGACGAAGACCCCTTCATCTGGCTGGATGCCGACACCGTCACGCATGCTCCCCTCACCATCGACTGGCTGCGGGGAATATGCAAGCCCAGCATCACCCACCTGGGTCGTAAAGGAATCAACTACAGTGAAACGGGCTTCCTCTACTTTGAGGGGGTCCCGGCGCGCACCCTCATCGTGGACCTCTTCGACATCTACATGTCGGGAGAAATCTTCAACTATGCGGAGTGGACCGATGCCTTCGCATTCGAACGGCTCCTGACAATCCACAAGATGCACGGTCTTGAAGCGCACAATCTGGTTGATCCGGAATACGTCGGACTCGACGCCTTCGGTCATAGTCCCCTTCAGCAGGTATTCACCCACCTCAAGGGGAACCTTAAGAACAAGCCTACAAGTCTGAAGACCAGGTATGACCAACTGTCGGCCCTTGTCCAGCACTACCTCCCCAAGACCATCCTTGAGACGGGGACTTGGAACGGGGACCGCGCCATTCAAATGGCCAGTATCGCCTTCACTAAGTGGGATCACGTAGTCTATCATGGTTACGACCTCTTTGAGGAAGCTACGGCAGAAACGGACGCCAAGGAACACAACATCAAGAAGCACTTCAGCATCGAGGAGGTTGCCGCCAAGCTGGAGGAATTTGCCTCCGCTATGAAGGCGCGCAACAAGATCTTCGAATTCTTCCTCGTCAAGGGCGACACCAAGGAAACCCTGCAGGAAATCCCCGGCGTCGATTTTGCCTGGCTCGATGGCGGCCACTCCCTCGACACCATCGCACACGACTACGACGCATGCAAACGAATTCCGGTGATGGTCTTCGATGACTACTACGTGGCTGACGCTGCGGGCAAGATCCCCGCGCCGGAATTCCAGGGTGTCGCCGCCACCTTCCAGAAGATCACACGCCCCAAAAAGATCTACATCAGCAAGGATCCCGTCGCAGGGGGCGGCATCGTGCAGATCGCAGCGGTGGGTGACAACCTTCCGGACCTGCCCCCGGCTGGGGCGGGCATGGCCCCCATCAAGGTCACTGCCCAGGACTGCATGCCCAAGGAACACATCATCAACAACGTCAAGGAAAACTTGACACTTGTCAAGCGGTGGATCCGCAAGGGGCGACCCCACGACCGCAAGCTGGTTGTGGTCTCCGCCGGTCCCGACATCCACAAGCGCAAGGACAAGATCATCAAGATGTGGAAGCAGGGCGCGGACATCTGCTGCGTCAAGCACTCCCTCCCCACCCTGGTCTCCTGGGGCGTTGTCCCCGAATACCTAGTGTTGCTGGATCCCCGCAGCGTCGAGGGCACCAGCACCCACGGCATCCGGCGCACCACTCTCTTCGAAGAGATCCCGCCCGAGACCAAGGTGTTGGTGGCCTCGATGTCGGATCCCAGCGTCACCCGCTTTATCAAGACCAAGACTCACAACGTGTGGGGTTGGCACGCCTTGACCCAGGCGCTGCTGAAGTCTGAGGTTTTCCCGGAGGGATCCCTCCTCATCAACGGGGGAACATGCGCCGCGTGGCGCAGCGTCAGCATCGGCAACTCCCTGGGCTACTCGGAGTTCCACCTCTTCGGGTTCGACTTCTGCTACCCTGAAAGCCAGATCGACAAGGCAGCCAAGGATGAGCATGGCCGCCCCAAGTACATGGAGATCACGGTCGGCAACACCGGCAAGAAGTTCTGGAGTACCGGCGAGTTGATCGCTGCGTCGCAAGATGCCCAGCACTTCTTCTCCAACGTCAAGGCGATGGGCATGCGGATCTACTGCTACGGGGAAGGCATCGGCCCCACCATGTGGAAGATTCTCCTAGGCCAGCAAAATCAGGACATGCCCACGCTGCAGGAAATCTTCAAATGAACATTTTGATACTACCTGATAGCCATAGTAAACCCGGCGTATCCCTTCGACGCTTCCACTGGCTGGCCCGCTACCTCATCGACACCGAGCCGGATGTCCTCCTCTGCCTGGGGGACCTGGCGGATATGCCCTCCCTCAGCAGCTACGATGGCAGCATCCTCACGGGCACCAGCCGCAAGAAAGCCTCCTTCAACAACCGCAACATCCAGTCCGATCTCGCCGCCGCCAACCACGCCATTACCTTCCTCAACGAGTTTCGCGGCAAGAAGATCTTCTTGATGGGGAACCACGAAGAGAGGATCAACCGCGCCCTCTCCAACGTCCCCGAGTTGCAGGGCACCCTCGGCCTACACAACCTACACTTGCATTCGTGGGAGGTAGTGCCCTTCCTGGAAGACTTCAGCATCGGGGGCATCGCCGCATCCCACTACTTCGTCACGGGGGTGATGGGCAAGTCGATTGGGGGCGACTACCCCGCTGCCAATCTGCTGCGCCGCCAATACCAATCGGCGGTGATGGGCCACAGCCACGTCTGGGATATCGCGATACGCAAGGGATCTCGAAAACTTTTCGGGCTGGTGGCCGGTTGCTATCTTGACCCAACCCAAAAAGAAGAGTATGCTGGACCTGCCCAGGGTATGTGGACTTCAGGGGTAACCCTTCTGCGCGACGTGCGCCAGGGCTTCCCGCACGGTGGGTGGGAATTCATCCCCGTCACGACACTGGAGAAAGCCTATGGCAAAGACCCCCGCATGGCAAAGAGCCGAAGGTAAGGATCCCAAGGGCGGCCTCAACGCCAAGGGCCGCGCCTCCTACAACAAGGCCAACCCCGGCAAGCCTGGCCTCAAGGCCCCGCAGCCCGAAGGCGGATCCCGCCGGGATAGTTTCTGTGCCCGCATGAAAGGGATGAAGAAGAAGCTTACGTCAGCAAAAACCGCCAACGATCCCAACAGCCGCATCAACAAATCCCTTCGGGCGTGGAACTGCTGACATGAGCAACAACTACTTTGCTGCATTAACCGTCTACTTGGAACCTGAGAAATACTCCGTGCTGCGCGGAAACGGTTCCCATGCGGAAGTTGAGGAAACTCTGCAACTCATTTGTAAGTCTGGTCCGGTTTCCGTAGTATTGGTTAACAAGCCGAAGGATCAGACGACATGAAGTCTACCCCCAAAAACCCCAAGCTGTGGGCTGCAACCAAGGCTGCCGCCAAACAAAAATTTGACGTGTATCCTTCGGCTTACGCCAATGCGTGGGCAGCCAAGGAATACAAGAAGAAGGGTGGAAGTTGGGGTGGCGCGGACAACCGCGTCAAAAAGAAATGAAGGGCGGCTTGGGCAAGTGGTTCGGTGAGAAGTGGGTTGACGTAAAGACCGGCAAGGAGTGCGGTCGCAGTGGCGCAGAGAAATCGAAGCGGGGATACCCCGCCTGTCGCCCCGCTGCTGCCGCTGCGAAGATGACCCCCGGCCAAAAATCTGCAATGGCCAAGAAGAAGACCGGGCCAGCCCGAAAGAGTTGGCCGGTATCACCCTCCGGAAAGGCGAAGTAAGATGCTGCCAGCAATCGTGTCGATGGCCCCGGCCCTCTTCAGCTTGATTGATAACCTCTTCACCTCCGACAAGGAAAGGGACGAGGCCAAGCTGAAACTCATTCAGATGGAGAAGACGGGTGCCCTTGAGGAACTCAAAGTTTCTATGTCTGCGATCCTTGCTGAGGCGCAGTCCGCAGATCCCTACACCAGCAGGGCACGCCCCACCTTCCTCTACGTCATGTACGGGGCGATCCTCCTCTGCTTCGTCGGATCTATCATCGGCATCTGGTTCCCCCACCATGTGGCTACCGCCGCCACAAATCTGGGAAGTCTCCTCGCCGCCATCCCCGAATCCCTCTGGTGGCTCTTTGGCGCGGGCTACCTGGGCTACACCGCGACCCGCAGCTTCGATAAGTGGAAAGCCAAATGAGCCGGTTTGAGACGTGCCTGGGCTTCGTGCTGAAGGAGGAGGGCGGCTTCGTGGATCATCCCCAGGATCCGGGCGGGGCCACCAACCACGGCATCACCAAAGACACATGGGAGGCGTGGGCCAAGAAGCCCGCCACCGTCGCAGACATCCGTAACCTGACGGTGGCTGATGTCGTCCCCATCTACAGGGATCGCTACTGGGAAGCGGCCAAGTGTCCCCGGCTGCCGCTGGGGGTGGACCTCGCGGTCTTCGACTTCGCTGTGAATTCGGGACCCGCCACTGCAATCCGCCATCTACAAAAGGTGGCCGATACCGAAGTGGATGGTTTGTATGGACCCGCCACCAACGCTGCTGTGTGGGGTTCCGATGCCACCCAGTTAATCTTCGACTTGTGCCAGAGTCGATACCTATTCTTGCAATCTCTGAGTCACTTCCCCACATTCCGCAAAGGATGGACGGCGCGAATTGCGCGAGTCCTCAGTCAGTCTCTAGCTTCTAGGATGATCTAATGATCTACTTCGATTCGGTTCTCTACCCGGAACCCACCCCGGACACCCGCTTCTATGGGATGAATGTTCCCAACCTGGAAACCCTTCATCAGTTGATGGTCTACCAGATCGGATTGCTGGAAGCGATCAGCCGCGCCAACATCAACATGCAGATCTCACGGCCCCCCATGAAGAAGAAGATGGCCGAAGGCAACCCCAAGGTCAAGAAGAAGCGGGAAAAGAAGGTAAAGCAAGTGTAACACTCCGTGGCAAATCACATACGAAAGCGCCAAATCCAAATCAAACTAGTCAACACCAAGATCTGGCGCTTCCCCAAAGGCATGACGTTTCTCGACTACAAGCGCATTGCTAACCGTTTGCTAAAGCGAGAGACAATCGATAAAGAGTGGGTAAGCCACATGCTGGGAAGGCCGGTGGGTCCCACTCTTTACCTCTGGATCATGCGTAGGTTGCAGGACGAGGGAAGGTTGGCGGGCCGCCGGGTCAATCCAGATGCGCCCCGGATACGGCTTCGTTCGAAACTGCTGCCCTTAGTTGTCGGTAAGCCGCGTCCACGCAGGACTTCAACTCCTCCAGGGACTCCAGGGAGTGAACCGAGGCGTCGGGGAAGACCTCCTTCAAAAGCGAAGGCACCGATACCTGCACCTCCTGAAAACCTCGATGGTCTCCCACCCGCAACACCAGATAGCGACCCGAAATTCCAAGTCGCATCGTGAGGTTGTAGGTTATCGGTGGCAAGCTAAGTTCCATTGTCATCTCCACATGATCTCCGCGTAGCGGTGGGTTGTCATACTCAGTAGGTACTCCAGATCGCAGCTATCCGGGTTCCCCCTATTCAGGTTGCGGAACACCTGGGCACAGGCGACAGGCCCTGGAAACGCCTCGATCACCGCTGGCAAGTAGACATCAAACAGTTTCTTCTTGGCCCCCGGCCTATGTGATAGTTTGACCTCGATGATGAGGGTCGGGGCCTTGGGCCGCAGGATGATGATGTCGGGTTGGCAAAAGCTTTTCCCCACATACAGCCACTGGCCGTGGATCAGGGTGGCCGAAGGATCCAGCAAGCCTACCAGATCCCGCACCACCCGCCTCTCGTAGTTAACGCCGCGCCTTTGTATACGATTGTACGTATCGGGCGGCAGGATCTGGGGTCTCGACCCTAACATCACAGAGGACATCCAACAACGCTCCAATGATTTCCGTGGGGTTGCCCTGCTTGTCCCGCAGCGATGCGTCGCGCATCACCTTGAGGGGCACCCCATGCTGCAACGCAATGCTTATCACCGTGGCAGCGGTGCAGCAGATGGCGTAGAGGTCGGTCCCCGCCCGTGGTCCCGCGATGAAGACTTCCCGGATCGCACCGCCCGCCACGCTGTAAGAAACGTGGTACCTCTCTCCGTTGAAGAGCAACTCCTCAATCGTGGATTCCCTGCGATTGGGGAGTCGGTGGCGCGAACTGAAAGTTACAACGGATGACATACACGGATCCTTCCTTGAAGACTTCGACGGGGACCTCACGGCCCCGCTTTCTGTAGTAGGCCCTGATCTTGTTGGCCAGATTCTGGCTGTGGTATTTGCTACCTAGGTAGTCAGGCAAGTCCATCGGGGTTGTCCTTCTTCCGCTTCCCCCAGTTCATCCCAGTCTGGGATTCCCAGGGAATCAGCATTTGTCTCTTGACCCCGAAGATGTCGGTGACTTCGATGGGGTGCGTGAGGCATTCTACTATCGGCGGTAGTAGGACATCAACCTGATCCTTGGGGATCTGGCCAAAAGCTGCGTCGTGGATGTTGTTGAGGATCTGCACGGAAGGCAACCTAGTGTATATCTGCAGCAAGCCACGGGAGGTCATGTCCCCCACCGTGGATTGAGGGACGTCGGCGATTGCCGCCCGCAGCGTCGTGTCATCGTAAGGGTTGCCCCAAAAGTTGCGGACCCTGCCGAAGGGCGTCACCAGCCGGTGGGTTGTCTGAATCTGCTGGTTGACCCAGGCGTGCCACTTCCTGATGTTGGGGAAGGTCTTGAAGTACAGCTTTTGAAACTCTTCGATAATGCTAATTTCAACCTTGAGTACAGTGGCAATGGTACGGGCAGTACCACCGTAATTACTACCGTGCGCGGCCCTCTTTGCAATGTCGCGATAGGACATTTCTCGATAGTATTTTCTATCGGCTAATTCCCGCTTGGGTTCGAAGCCGAAGACCATCGAGGCCACCATCGTGTGGACATCGCCGGATTCAACGGCTTTGATGTAGGCTTCGTCTCCCGCCAGGTAGCCGACGACGCGGGCCTCCGCACCCTGCTGATCGCAGTTGAAGAAGATGTATCCGGGATCGGGGATGAAGATGCGGCGGACGTAGTCATCGATGTTTTGGAGGTTGCCGCCCCACCCGTAGGGGTGGCTGCTACTGCTCCACCTGCCGGTGTCGGTGCCGCCTATATTGAAGTTGGCGTGCCACCTGCCATCAGGGGACAACTGCTTCATCACGGTGTCAATGGTCTTCTCCAGATCCCGCATCTGCAGGAGGGGAGTCGTGATGGGCATGGCCCTAGTGTATTCCCTATGTAGTTTCTCCAGGGTGTCCCGATCCGTGGAGACTTTCTTCTCCCCCTTCTTCGACACGATGACTTCGGGCAGGTACAGCCGCTGGTACAGGAGTTCCTGAAGCTGCTTGTAGCTGCGGGGATTGTAGGTTTTGCCGAAGACTTTCTCGCAGATGTAGTCGAAGTTATCGACCACCTTGGTAAGGCTGTTCTGCAACTCGGCTGCCATCTGG